TTAACTGAGGCCATGGCTCTGATCCTGGATGATTGCGTCATCCAATGCCTCCAGCAGTGCCTTGCGCACCTTCAATTTGGTCTGCTTGTGCGCAGCCATATTGATCTTTTTCAACTGCCGCGCCGCTTCCAGAGCCGCTGCGTGCAGTTCCTCCGGTGCCACCACCTTGTCGAGGAAGCCCGCTTGCAGCGCGCCCTGCGGGTCAAACATCTCGGCGTTGATCACCGAGCGGTGGAATGCCGATTTGCGCAGGCGATCGCGCGCCAACTCGATGCCTGCGTGGTGCATGGTCATGCCGATCGCCACTTCGTTCAGGCCAATGCTGAACGGGCCCTCCACGCCGATCCGATAATCCGCCGACAGCAGCAGGAACGCGCCTTTGGCCACCGCATGCCCGGGGCACGCCACAATCACCGGGAACGGATGCGACAACAGGCGCCGCGCCAGTGTCGACCCGGAAGTCACCAGGCCGATGGCCTCGCGGGGGCCTGAGGTCATCACCTTCAAATCATAACCACCCGACAGAATCCCCGGCGTCCCGGTGATGACCACCACCGCCCGATCCTTCTCGGCCTGATCCAGCGCCTCATTAAAGGCGCTGACCACCGCCGGAGAAATGGCATTCACCTTGCCGTTGCTCAAGGTCAGGGTCGCGATACCTTCTTCGCAGTGGTAGGCAATCAACTCACTCATGACGCGTTTCCTTGCAGGACTTGTTATAGAAGAATGCAGCAGACGTTACCCACCACGCCCGCCCCGGTAAAGCGCCGTGACTGACTACCCAGTCAGGCTTTTCCCCGCACCTGCAAGGGTAGACGGCCCGGAGCAGGGCGTGACAATCGAGTCAGACGCACGCCGTCAGTGCCCGAGAATGGCACAATCACCACCCCCCGTCGGGTGTGTGCTGGCGGAGCGGTCTAACCGCATGAAAATTCTGAAAAAAACCTTTGCCATCAGAAAGGCTTTCGACTACATTAGCGCGCCTCGACAGACTGAACTGGTTTGCCGAGATACGGTGAAGTGTCCGAGTGGCTTAAGGAGCACGCCTGGAAAGTGTGTATACAAGAAATTGTATCGAGAGTTCGAATCTCTCCTTCACCGCCAAATTCGAAACGACTAAACCCCTGAAAACGTTAAAGTTTTCAGGGGTTTTGTGTTTTCAGAGGGTCAAAAAAGGCCCATATGGGAACATCCATGGGAACACGGGCTGCTGGTGCGCATCCGTTCGAACCCCGATTTATGGGGCTTTTTCACCACCTGGTGGCTGAATGCCCAGGGCGTGCTGCAGCATGCCGATGACGTCCGGGCCGTCCTCGTTGATCCACATGCCGTAGTGCTGGCGGATCATATTCGCGCTGGTGTGGCCCATCTGTTCGGCGATCCAGTCGACCGACGCCACGCCGGTGGTAAGCAGTTGGCTGGCGTACGTGTGTCGGCACTGGCCAGGACCGCGATAACGAACGCCGGCCGCTTTCAAGTGCGCTTTGAAGAACCTGTCCCTGACGACGAAGTCGCTGACGTGTGGCAGGCCACTCTTGGTGTTCAGAAATACAAAGTGCAGCTTGTGCTTGCGGATGGTCTTGTTGTCCCGCTCGACCACGTCGACCGTGTCCACAGTCTTGAGCTGGTTGATGGCGTCCAGTTTGCGCAACGCATCCCACGCCGGCTCCAGCAGACGCACCTTGCGTGTAGAGCGCCGGGTTTTAGTCACGCGATAGGCCCCGCGAACCTTGGAGCGGCGAAAAGTGACCGTCCCCTGTTTTAGATCGACGTCCTCCCAGGCCAGCGCGATGGTCTCTGACACCCGAGGGCCTGCCCAAATCATGAACTGCACCATCAGCAGTTCCTGGGTGCGGCTGGTGTGTGTTCCAAGGATCTGCTTGATTTCCGCCCTGGTGAACGGGTCCGGCGCCTCTGGATCGGGCAGACGAACGAATAACCCCTCGGTCGGGTCGTGTGCGACCTTCTTCCGGGTGCGGTAGAGCCTGAACACCTGGCGCACATTGCTGATGATGTCGCGTATGGTTTTGTTCTTCAGCCGCTTCGACAGCGGCCCCTGAATCCACTCCTGCAGGTCCAGGTGGTCGATCTGATCAATCTGAACGTCTCCCCATCGTGGCCGCACATGAACCTCGGCCTTGTTCTTGTACCCACGGAATGAGGTCGCTGCCACGCTGTTGCTCTTTATGGTCAGCCACAGATCCAGGTAGTGACCGAACGTGTTCTCGGCCAGCTTCGTCGACTCGGGAAAATGCCTGCGGTAATCGAAGGTGCCGGCTTGGATCTCATACTCGATCACCGTGACCAGGCGCTTTGCGTGTTCCCGGTTTTCCGGTGTGTTGCCACCGGGCACCAGCTCCCGGCACAGCTCGCCATTGAAACGAAAATAGACCCGCACCGAATTGCCACGGGCCTCTACGCCATCTGCCATATGCGTCCCCACGCGATGTATCGAAAGATTCTCCCAGTAGGAAGAAAAAAGGCCCGTCGCCGGGCCTGATGTATTGCGGTTTAAGTGTTGCCGATCACTGCTGACGAAGTAACCAGAACAGGCTGGCACTTTTTCTAGGTGCCGGTGTGATTCCGGCTTGTGCCTCCTCGGCTCGGCGCTTGGCGTTGGCTGCCTGGCGCGCCTTGCTGCACTTCTGGTGGTTGCCGTGGGCACGGGATCTGTTGCATTGGTCACAGACGCCCGTGAGGTCCAGGTTCCAGGGGAAGGATTTGCCGTTGTTCATGGTTACACCCCGGGGCGGTTTTTGAAGGCAAGCCAAATGTAGTGGCGACCTTTGGCGGTTACCTTGATCTTGCCGGTCTGCTTGTTCCAACTGATCAGGCGCAGTTCGTCGAGGATCGTTGTCAACGTGTGGCCCTGGTGCCATCCGGCCAACGCCTTGATACAGCCCTGGGCCAGAAGCCCCCGGAAGTCGGTGTGCCCGAAGTTGGTACCTTGGAACGAGCCCTGCATCTGCTCATCGGTCACAAGATCAGTGACGGCACGCACGTCTGGCTGGAGTCGGTAGCATTTATGCGTCATCGCCACCACCCTCAGCTGGTTGGCCTTGCGTGACCTGCTTGAACTCGATCACCCAAACCCACGGGTTGGCATTCCACGAATCCATTCCGTTGATCATCGTCCACAATCCACCGAACAATTCGCAGGGCGAATAATCATTGCCGTCAGGATCGATATCGCTCTCGGCGCTTTTCACACCTTCCGCAAGAGCTTGCTCGTTGCTGATGTCCTGCAGGCGCTCGACACGCACATGGGTAATCTCCAGCAGGATGCGGCTGGCCCAGCGAGGCATGTGGATGGATGGTCGCGTTTTCCCTAGCGTAATCATCGAACATCCGGTCTGCCGCACAGCACCATCCGCCAGGTACTGAATCGGCTCCCCTTGGCTCAGGTCTCGCGGTGCGACTGCATTCACTTGAGCGTCAGCTTGCCAAGCCTCGCGGACCCACAGCCGGTCACCGCGGCGACCATGAGGGCAGGCATGCTCCCCGCTGCACCAGAAATGGAAAATGCCAGGGCAGGTTTCAATAGGTGTTTGCGCCGACTGAATCCAGTCGCGTTTCACCTCGCGGCGCGTGACAGTCTTCTGGCCGGAGAGGATTGCGCGCACCATGGCGCCGGTGAAAAAAATTTGTCGTTCAATTGCAGCATTCATTGGAAAGTCCTATCACATCCGAAACGACTGATGAATGAACACGGGCTGAGCCTTATGTTCTGCGGGCTTTGCGTCCTCGCCTTGGATCTCGCAGACGAACCGGTGCAGCTTGCGGTTGGGCGCAGTCAGCTCTGCAGTGAGGCTTGGGACGACGCCAATGCACTGCTCGTAGGCACCCGATCCGCTCCAGCTATCAACCTTCACCACCTGGCAATCGGTCCGGGTCGCGTCTACGCAGAGGTAAAGCAGAAGGGATACGCTCACGCGCCGACCTCCTGCTGAGCAACGCTCAACGCAATCGCCACCGGCTGTACCCAAATCGAAACGTTGCTGAGCATGAACGTCTCACCGGCCTCGGATAGCAGCAGCGTCATGCCGAACACGTCGGCCATAGCCCTTGCCGCCGCGCGGGGCACAGCATTGCCGATCCGTTCCCGGTGGTTGCCATCGTTGATGCCGTCGAGCCGGAATACCCCCGCCTGTTCGATCTTCCGAACCCGCTGCATACGCTCGATCTCATGGGCGGTTTGTGGATCTGCTGACCAGTGATCCTCCGGGTCAAATAGCGATTGCAGCGCGGCCAGCTCCAGCGTGGTGAACGGCCGATGCCAGGTGCCGTCCAGGCTGGTGATCATGCAGGTCATCCGGTCGTTGGGCGCCGGCATGCGCTGGTCTGCAACCGACCATCGCCCGTTGTCATGACACGCGCTGGCGGAAACGGCGCCGGCTGGAGTGTTGTACTCCACCACCCCGTAGTGCCCGCCGGTCAGGTACGGGGAAGCGTTGATCAGCGAGTATGTCGACCAGGTGAACCCGGTCCGACCCGCTGGCCCAGTCGACGCCGATCCAGCGGCGTTTTTTAATCACCTGCAGTTCCGTCCAGGCGTTGTGGACTAACTGCGGCGCCATGAACACCGGCACTTCAAGTGCAAGTGTCAGGTGGCGGATGCAGCGATCAAACAGCAGATCGGAGTCCACAAGGTGTTCTGCCTCATGGCGTTGCAGGTAGGCGAAAGCAGCTTGTTGCATGCTGCTGCGGTAGTCATGAGTCTGTTGATCGAGGTTCATCACGCGCGCTCCATTTCCAGTTGTTCCAGCAGGTCGGGTTGATTGTTTTTCGGCATCAGGTTCTGACGTGCAAGGAGCCGGACTTTCGTAGGCGCAATGGGCAAAACCGTGAGGGGGCGCTCGATGCCCGAGGGGCTGAGCTGATATTCCCAAACCAACGAGCCGGAGAAGGTGGCGCCGCACAGCAGGTTGGTGCATTCGGCGTACATCGAGCGGAAACAGGGCGTCTGGCCTTCCGAGGTACGGATGCGCATGGAGTTGTTGCAGCAAGGGCACACCAGCTTGTAGGTACTCACAGGACGGCCCCTTGACTGTAAAGCTGGATGGTCGCGAACACCTCGGCGTAGCGGGCCGACATATAGGCGATCAACGCGGTGGTGATGGCGTCCGCTTCACGCTTTTCGATAACGCCGTCGTCCAGGGCGGCAGACATGATCTGGTCGACCATGCCGCGCTGGGCCGAGGCTTTGAGCGAGCGGCTGTACAGCTCGACGTTATCCAGCGTCTCCGGGAGGCTCAGTGGTACGAACATGCCGCCGTACATCGAAGCGATGTAGTCCGGCAGGAACGTGGTGCCGGCTACCTGCTCCAAGCGATAAATGTGTTCATCGGTCAGGGGACGGCTGCCTGCGCTCTCGTAGGCATGGTTGTCGAACTTCTTGAGGGGCATTCCGAGGTCTGCCGAGGCGTACATCCGACCGCCTGGGTAGGCGCCGATGACGGCCATAACGACGCTCTTTCTGCTGTCTAGAACTGGGCGCTTCATCTTCTGGTTTTCCCCTGGAGCCAGAGGCCCTAATTTGTGATCTGGCCGTCTTTGATTCCGAGCAATACAGCGGCGCGGTGAGCTTCGCCGCGCAGGCACTTTTTCTGCCCGTTCAAAACCGCGTAGACCGTCGACGGGTTGAATTCGTGTTCTTCAGCCCAGTCTTTGGCGGATATCCCGAGACGGGCGAGACGGTCACGGGCCTGTTGGCATGCTTGCTCGATGGGGGATGCGTTCGGCATAGTCTCGTTTCGTGTGGTTTCGTGTGATGACGTGCGGAGTATTTCCCATGTTCGTGTGATCGTCAAGTATTGATGGAGACAAATGTGGGCATTGGTGACCGCCTCAAAGAGGAAAGGGAGCGCTTGGGGTTCAGCCAGACTGAGTTTTCGGCCGTTGCTGGGGCCTCCAAAAACAGCCAGTACAACTACGAAAAAGGTGATCGAAGCCCGGACGCAAACTATCTCGCAGCGGTAGCGGAGAAAGGCGTGGACATTCTTTATGTGGTGACTGGGGAACGTAAGCCACAGGCAACTGATAGCATCGGTGGCGATGCTATGGAGTTACTCAAGCTGTATGAGGCTGTGGGTGAGCCCGATCGTCAGGTACTGCTGCGGATGGCTTCAGCATTCGCCAGCGTCGCGGTTTCAATCGCTGCGAAAGGCGGCAACTGAGCGAAGTAGCTATAGGCGGATGGATACAGCAAGCCGACCATGAAGGTCGGTTTTTTATGGAAGTTAATGGAGTAAAAGAATGGCGCTGAAGCCTTGTAAATCCTGTAAGCACGAAGTGGACAGCACTGCGAAAGTTTGCCCTAGCTGTGGTGTAAAGAACCCTGGCGTTACTGTGATCCAGCAGGTTTTCGGATTTGTAATTCTGCTGGTCATCATCGTTGTGACCGTGTCGATGTGTTCGGGGGGTAGTAAGGAAAAACACGTCCAGAAGGTCGCACAGAAAGCTTCATCAGATGCTGCTGTCCCCTCTGCATATTCCATTACGAAAGACGATTTTCGTGAAGGCAGGCCTCGCAAGGTTGAGGTCACGCTGCCAAAGCGTCTCAGTGACACTGAGCTGGCTGAAGTTTCAAAAGCCATCCGCGCCGACACGAAATTTGATGCCGAAAAAACCTTTATCGGCTTTCGTGTTGCAGGGCAAACCGATAAGGCTTATTGGGCCAGCGCTAGTTTCGATCCTGACTACAGATCCTCATTGATCGGCCTGGGTGCAAAGGATTACCAAGCACTTGCGGCCCTTGATCTGAAAGCCTACCCCAACAGAATCGGAAGCTGGCTGCGGGACGGTGCGCTGGGTCATGTGATGGTGCTGTTCAAGCTAAACGACAAGTATGTGATCGACTCTATCTTCCCAAGCGGTGGGAAGAATACTGACTTCTATGTAGGCAAAAAGCTGCCGGATGGTGGGTTGCGCCTGGATGATCCAGAAACCAGCTTCAACGAGTATTACGTCGTTGATGCCAGCGGCAACTTGCAAGGCTGGGGTGAGAACGGTGTTTACATGACGCTGCCTCCTTTCAAGCCAGCGCAGTGACGTAACGGCACACATATTTTTTCAATGTGGCCCGATGACACAGCAAAACGTGGTGGAAATTAGCTGTTCCCCGGGGAAACTTTAACGGCGCCATGTAGGCAACGAGTCCCCGTTGCGTGTGAAAGGAGTATTCGCATGATGGAGAACAGCGGTGTGTCAGAAAACCAAGTGTCAGTCGTAGATGCGAACTGCCTTAGCGATCAGGAACTGAAGTTGCTTTCAATTTTCAGGGCCATCAGCGCCCAGCGGCAACGAGATGTATTGCGTATGTTGGAGGTTTTCGCTTACGCATCAGAGCAGTAATCCTGCAGGCCCCGGACACGTTCCGGGGTTTATCACGACTTTTCTGCCTGAGCCCTTTTCCACTCCCGATCTACGGCGCGCTTGGCCGTTTTCTCACTGGCGTAGAGCCATCGCAACCGCCTCGGCTTCGTCTGATCACCCGCCGTTATTGTCTTTTCCTTCCCGGTTTTTTGATCGCGGTAGTACGCGATGATCCCCGTGTAGTTTCCGTTGCTCTCTTCTGCCAGGTCTTCGATATTGTCCTCCGGCAGCTTGCTTTCCAGCTCCAGGCTGACCGTATATCCACCATCCGCAGTCAGGCTGTGCTGCACATTGCCCCCGTACCAAATGATCTCGTCGATTTCCTCCTTCACGCCCTGCAGCGTGTATGTCAGCTCCGGGATCAAATCCGCCCGACCCATTGCCAGGGTATAGCTAAGCGTCGCGCTACCACGTTGCAGGCGCCGAAATTCCGATCTGGCAGCGCGTAGCGCTGACTGCTGGTCGCTATAGGTGTGCCGCAGGTCTTTGAGGTTATCGCCGCCGCCGGCAATTGCCTTCTGTTTCTTGGCGCTGTTCACGTCGTAATAGTAGGCGCGCACGCCGTCGTAGCTGTCGCGGTCGGCCTGCAGGTAACGGTGCTGGTCGCCGTCTGCACGGGTTAGGGTGATATGGGGTAGATTCAGCCCGCTGGCGGTCTTGCCGCCGCCTGCTGGCATGCACAACAGGCAACCGGCTTTTACGCTGGCCACAGCATCGAACTCTTCCCCCAGTCGGCTGATCAGGTTGGCATCAGACTCATTGGCCTGGTCGAGCTGCAGAATTGGCAGTGCGCCCAGTGCTCCCGCCACGGTCGACGTCAGGTTGTTACCCATAGCGATATCGCCAATGACTTTGCCCAGCGTGGTGTTGCTCCAGCTGCGCTCACGCTTGGTTTTTAGGCCCTTACGCAGGTCTGCTGATCGAGCGCGAATGCTGAGCACGTCCGGCGCACCACTGTGCTCGGTCTCGTCGACGGTGTATGTGCCTTTGTCCACCAGGCCTGTATCGCTCCACCCAAGCCACAATCGAAGCACCGCCCCCTTGGGTGGGATCGACAAAAGGCCATCATGGTCACTGAGCGTGATACTGAGCTGGTCGGCCTCGACACCCCTGTTGTCGGTCAGCGCCAAGCTCATCAGCCGAGGGCTCACCATGTACGCGATATCGAGCCCATCAACAGTGAGACGGAAGGCAGGAACGGGATAGGCAGCGTCCCGCGCGTACCCTTCTGCCGTGCTCCGCAGATAGCCAGTGACCTTGGATATGACTGATTCGATCACAGCAGCCCTCGCAGAATGTTGACGCCCATGCTGGTACCGGCGCCGATCAGATCGATACGGTCATCGTCGATGCGCTTGAGGCTGAGTGTGAATTCGATACGCCGCGCCGTACCGTCGTCGAAAAAGATCGTCTTGTTCTCGTTGAGGCTATCGATTACCCAAAGGCCGTAGATCCTGCCGCTGCCTTCAACCATCGGCCAGGCCTTGCCGGTGTTTGCCATCAGCCGTATCGCGTCCAGGCTGAGGGCGCTGCCGGCCAGTTCGGGAAAGATAATGCCGGGCAGGGTAATGGTGTCTTCACCACGACCAACGAACTGCCGCGCGGGTGCGGCGCCTACTCTGTTGTTGCTGGCATGACGCCAATCGGTTTGTCGCTGCAGTTCCTGGTAGGCGGCGGTGCTGAGGCTAAACACGAACATGCCGAGGGCCATCATCATGGTTGTTATTCCTGATCAGAAAGTTTGCTGCGCTGACGCGCCTTCTTTTCGTTTTCTATACGGGCCATCAGGGCGCGCACTGTCTTTTCAAGGCTTTGCAGGTCGGTGCCAGGCCCCGCCGTAATGCTCAGTTCATAGGTGTCGTGGCTATCATAGACAGGCCCTTGGCGCGCGCTACTTATTGGCGGCGTGGTATCCACAGCGAAGGTCGGCGTGGCGGTGACGCCCAGGGCAAGCGTGCTTGCTGCTGTCAGCTGCTTTGTCATGCCGGCGAGTGCGCTGAGCGGACCTTTCTGTCCATCTTCCAGGCCTTGAGTGAGACCTGCCATCGTGAACCCACCCAGTTCTGCGAACACCCGCGACGGGCTATGGATCCCTAGCTTTTCCTTGAACCATCCAATGCTGCTGTCGCCGATCGAGGTGATGGTGTCTTTGACGGAGCCGAGACCTGCTTTGAGGCCATTGACCAAGCCATCGACGATCATCCCTCCGAACTCGGTGAAGCGGCTGGGCAGGTCAATGCCCAAGTAATTGAGGACGCCGGCAAAGGCTTGGTACAGCAGGCCTAGGGGACTGAAGTTAATAAGGGTGGCTGTAATGCCGCCAATTCCGCCATCGAAGCCCGCTTTGATTTCGGTCCATGCATTCGAAAAGTAGCTTTTCACCGCATCCCAGTTTTGGTAGATCAGATAGGCCCCTAGCGCGAGCGCGGCGACGACTGCTGCGATGATAAGCACAATCGGGTTTGCGGATAGGCCCCATAGCGCAATGCCAACGGTACGAAGCGCAGTAACGACCGGGCCTATGAGAATGGCGCCGAGCCCTCGCAGGACCGTTCCGAACACTTTGAATATTCCGATGATGCCCGGCAGGCGGATGCCAAACATGGCCAGGCCGAAGCGCAAGAAGAGAAACGGACCCAGAATGCCTGCGAGCGTGAGCGCAAGCCCGCCGAATACGGCTGACATTAATGCGACGCTCGCTACGATCTTCAGCAGGCTGGCCGTCAATGTGGGGTTGGCCTTCACCCAACCATTGACCTTATCAAGTACGCCGCCGATCGCATCCATAACATCGACCATGGTGGCCCGAACTGCTTCGCCCGCGCCGCTTTTGGTGTTGAACAGTTTGTTCTGCACGACCTGCCAGCGCCCTGCGATCGCATCGGCCCGAACATCCATTTCGCGCTGCATAGAGCCAGCTGCAGCGGCGTCGTCGACCAGTTTTAGCTGACGGCGCAACTCCTCCAGATTGTTGACCAGCTTGCCGGCATCCTTGCCGAACTCCTTCCCGAAAATTCGCGTCGATACTTCAGTCTGCTGTTCGGGCGTGAGCTTCTTAATGCGCTCAAGCAATCCCATCATTGTGCCCATGGCGTTTTTACTCATACCCTTCTGCACAGCTGCGGGGTCGAGTTTCACCATCTTCATGCCTTCCCGAAATTTCTTGCCCTGCATGTTCGCAATCGCCAGCTCTCGCACCATTGCCCGAGCCGCGCTGGCGGCAACTTCTGGTGCCGACCCCAGCGATAGGAAGGTGCTGCCCAGCGCCGCCGCCTTGCGGTAATCCAGCTTGTCCGCGACGTCGCTCATTCGCGTCAAGGTCTCGATGATGTCGCCACCCTTCGATCGGGTGTTGTCATCCAGATAGTTCAGCGCGTCGCCCAATTCGGCGATATTTTTGATAGGCACTTTGTACAAACCGGCAATTCGGCCCATGTCCTCACCGACCTGTTCGGCCGGCAGATCGAACGCCACGGCAGCGGTAGCTGACACCTTCGCCATGTTCAGCAGGTTTTCCTTGCCCTGAATGCCCGCACGCGCCTGGGCCTCGAGCAGCACCTGAAGTCTCAGATCATTCGCCATCGGTGGAGCTCCGCACCCTGGCGCGCTCGCGCCATGCCATCAGGTCTTGCAGGCCCAACTGATCCATGTCAGCTGGTGCCCAGTGAAAAACCACGGCCAGGTCGGCCATGGCGTCCTCTACGCAACGAGGGATGCGTCCGTCTTCATCGACTTCTGTAGCAAAAAACCAGACACCTTGGCGCCGATCGCGAACAGGTCAGCGGGATCCATTGAAGTGATCTCTACGGCGGTGAGGGTAGGGCTGCAGATGCGCGGCACCACTTTCACCAGGCTGTTGACGTCCATTTGCAGCAGCTCGGACAGACTCACGCCCCGCAGTTCACCCGAATTGGGTTTGCGCAGGGTGATGGCGTCGATCGTGCTGGCGCCACGGCGGATCGGGGTGTCGAGCACGACCTTGTTGTCGTCGACCAACTGCAGCATGTCGGGTTTTTCGGTGGCGGCGGATTGGTCGGTATCGGTGGTGTTCATGTTAATGCTCCAGGTTGTGGGTCAACGGTTTACGTGGTGGGGAAAGGGTCAGAAGCCCAGGGCGTTACGCTGTTTTTCAAGCATGTCGACGCCTCCGACCTTCTCGATGAAGTTGAGCAGGTCGATTTCGATGATTTCTTCGTTGTCGACGGTCAACTTGTAGTAGGTGCAGGTGGTTTTCATCGAATGCTCGGTGTCTTCACCAGGCTTGGCTTCGCCCATTTCGATGGTTTCGTGACGGCCGCGCACGACAATTTCCACCGCGCTGACTTCACCGGTGTCGTCCTGTTCGTAGGCACCGGCAAAGCGCATGGCAACGCCGGACGCGTTGACCATGCCAAATTGCTTCAGGCTGACCAGGTCCAGCCCGCCGGTTTTCCATTCCAGCTGGATGCCGTCGTCCGACATGCCCAGATCAGCCTTGACCGGGCCGTTCATGCCGCCGCCGCGATAGGCTTCCATCTTGCGACCGAGGGCGGGCAGGGTGACGGACTTGACGACACCCCTGTAGATGTTGGCGTCGTTGAACAACATGAGGTTCTTGAGTTTGCGTGGCATTGCCATGGCGGCGTTCTCCGGGTGTTTAACAGGGGGTTAGGTCCCCTTGCGGGGAGGCCCGGTTCAGCTATTGATCTGGCTGGCGAACTGCATCAGGTAGCTGTCGGTGATGCGCTGGCGCAGGGTCAAATCTTCCAGGGGCGGCACAGGCGTGTAGTCGTAATCGATCGTCAGCTTGCCGGCCTTCAGGGTGTCTTTGTCATTGATATCTTCGGGATACCAGCACTTGCCGCCGATCAGATAGCCCTGGGCAATCAGCTCGCGAAACTTGGCGTTGATGCCTTCGATGATGTCCCGCACCAGGGATGCGTGCATGGGCTTGTCCACGGCCCACATATGGGCCTCGGCCATAGTGTCGGCGAGGATCTGCGCGGTGCGGGTGTAGTTCTCGAAGGCGAACAGCGGATCTTCGCTGCAGGTGCGGCTGCCCCAAAAGCGGAAGCCTCCCTCATTGATCAGCGTGGTGATCTCGTTGCTGTTGAGGTAGTTGGCGTCGGTGGCCGGGTTCTGTAGATCCCAGAACACGTCTGCGCTGATGCCGGTGACGCCGTTGACGGCGACGTTGGAGAGAGTTTTGTGCCAGCCGGTTTCCTGGTCGATTTTGGCTCGCAGGCCGAGGGCGCGGGCTACGGCCGACGCGGTGACGGTCTTGCTGGTGACGGTGTCCCAGTTCTGGAACTCCGGCCAGATCACCATGACTTCGCGGGCGCCGAAGTTCTCGCGGTAAGCAACCACCTCTTCCTTGGTTTTACAGTCCCAGGCACTGACGTAAGCAAAGGCACGCAGGTTTTGAGCGATCGATACCAGCGCCGTAGCTACCGGCTGGCTGTCGAGGCCAGGCACGCCGAGAATGCGCGGCGTCATGCCCACGCGGGCCTTGGCAGCGAGTAGGGCTTTCATGCCGGTGTATTGGCCGGTTGCGGTGGTAGTGCCGATCAACGCGGTGGTGGTAGCGGCTGCGTCCGCGCCTTCCTTGACCCGCACCACGATGACGTACGGCTTGGTCTGGTCTGCGATCGCCTGCAGGCTGCTCGCCAGGGTGCCCTTGATGCCGGCCTTGGCGATGGCGCTTTGCACGTTGGTCAGTAGGACGGGGGTGTCCAGCGGGAAAGCGAGTGGGTCTGCATCGTCAGCCGTACAAACCAGCCCGATGACTGCGGTAGCGATGGTGCGAATGGGGCGGGTGCCGTCGTTGAGTTCGATGACCCGCACGCCGTGGAGATAGTCTGAACCGGCCATGGGTGGTTGCCTGCGCTGTGATGGAATGACAGTGCACAGGCTGCCGCGCGCGCGCCGATTGAGCGAGCGCGGGCAATTGTAGGACTTGGCTATACAAGGCGAGGAAGTCAGTTAGGGGCCGGATCTTCAGGCCACGGATAGAGCGTTTGGATTTCGTTGAAGCGGGCAATGCCGGCGTCCCTCACCGCCTCCCAGCCGTTCTCGCCCATGACCTGCATGCGGTTGGCTTCGGCGAAGTAACGGTCAGATCCAACCACAGGCTCGGCATAAGCCGCAAGCCGCAAGCGTTCGACGTCTTCACGAGTCTGAGGGACTGTGGGAAACGATTGCTTGGTGATCTTCCCTTCAGCATCGATAGACCAAACGCCGTCGTTTTCCCGCACGAGCCTTAGCCATAGAGCGTCATCGACTTCGACTGCTCCGTTGGGAATTTGGTGGGTGCCTTTGATCAGGCGCAGGTGAAGGGTTCCGTCAGGGTGAAACGTTGCGTAATTCATGCTTCTTCCTCAAGTGCCTACCGCGATAAAAGACAACCCTGCTGACCCCGTGACACCGTTGTTGTAGGTGGTGAAGTGGTCGGGGAACACCGCACCGGTAGTGCCGCGCACGCCATCGCTAATACGGACGCTGTAATCGCCTGAGGGATCGTTGTTATAGGCTCCAATGACTACAGCCCCAACATCGTTGGGGAATGGGATTGGAAAGTAAGTCGTATTGATACTCGAACCCTTCAGCGTCAAGCCCACATTCCATTGAACAATCCAGCCTTTCAGCCATGTCGGAAATACGATATAGCCGACACGACCAATCAATATCCTGAATCCCCAGCGTTGTTTCTTTGGCGTCACTATGGTGCTGTCGTCGTCGCCGGCATTGACCAAATTCAGCGGAGCAATACGTGCCAGGCCTATTGCGCTTTCGGTGGCTTGAATGACCTTTGCCGCAATGGCCTGAAAGACTCGCAAAGCACTCATCGGCTTGTTCGTGTCAGCCCCGGTTTCGGCCTCAACCTGACTGGCGAACGGAACACCGTATCCTGCCAATGAGTTGGGTGTTCCCGTTAAGGCCGAGAACCTGAGCCCAGTCAGACCCGAGCCGACGCCGGAGATAGGGCCGGTAATGTCCACCCCGTCGGATGTGACCCGAACGCCGTTACCAGTCGCCCAAGGCGCAGAGCCCAGCCCCATAAACGCTGAGTTGATAGCACTGTAACTGCCGGTAAAGCCTACGCCGCCTTTTTCGCCGCCGTTGTTGCCAGCAATCAGCCCGGTTACCCAGTACTGTTTATCTGCTTGCTGAATGTAGATGGCCCTGGCATCGGCCATATTGATGGAATCCACCAGGGTCCCGCCATTGAGGCCCATCTCTTGAAACGTCGAAGGGCTATCGCCGCTAACGACGATGCCGCGTTTGTTGATTTCGACCCGCGTGTATCGGCCCGCTTTGCGGGTGTCTGGCAGTACATTGAGAAACCAGCTATCCACATATTCACGCGTTGCCAGGACAACCGAGGGGTCAATTTTCAGCTCAATGTTCGACGTGCTGCTGACGATCAGGTTGATCCGAATCACCTGGGTGCGTCCTGAACCCTGGGTCAGCAGGGGTTTGAATGTGGGTGCGCAGTTAGCGATGGCGACCAGATCGCCAGCGGCATCGTAAAGGCCGATTTCGCGAATCCACCAGCCACCGATGCTTTCGGGGATGATCTGCTCGGCGATGATGACGCTGGCGTTCTTCGGGTCGACCTTCACCTGGTTGAGTGGTGCACGTCGGCGCTCATTGATTAGCTTAGTTTGCGTACGGCTGGGAATAGGGTCTGCACCATTGGCGTCACCGACAGCCATCTGGGCAAAAGTCCACGGCACACCCAACGCATCGGCGTTGGCTTGCTTTGCCTCTCCGACTGCGGTCAGGATCGCGAAGAATTGGCTGTTTTGGTCGGTCATGGGTAGATGTCCATTGTGTCGATGTGATGGTCGCGGCCACCGACGGCAAGGTAGCCGCTGACATCGATGTCGCGCTGAGTCGGTGGATAAACACTGAGTTCGTCGCCTTCGTAAACGCTAACCCCGATAAACACTGTTCCGGTACTTTCCAGGCCGATGGCCAGGCCGGTCAGGTGGCGGGTGAGGGGCTTGGCGTCGTCGATCAACCAGGTGAGTTCCTGGTACATCTCTTCGGTGATACCGGTTTCCAGCACGCCTACTTTCAACGCGAATGTTCCGGGTACGCCTTCCGGCACCGTCTGCCACCACTCCAGCACCTCGATCAGGTACCCCAGCGGCTCGACCACTCGGCGCAGTGCGCCGATGGTGCCTTTACGAGAGTGGATGTAATGGGATGAGCGAATGGCTGCTCGCTTCGTGGCTTCGGTCCAGTTGCTGTCCCAGCGGTCAACCGAAAAGGCCCAGGCCAGGTATGGCAATACATTTAGGGGGCATGTGGTGGGGTTACAAAGCTGTCGGAGCGGGATTGGCACACGTTGGATTTGCGCAAGCGCCTGAGCAGCCTGACGCTCCAGCGGCGTGGCATTCCCGGGCAGCAACTGCTGGGCACCCATTACTCGACACCTCGGGTCACCGTGACATTGGTGCAGTACGGGGCCTGGGCCTTTGTGGCGACAATGTCCATCCAGCCTTCCAGCTCGACTTTGCGCACGCCCTCAACGTGCAGCGCCGCATGCAGGGCTGACTCTGAAACTTCCATACCCAGGCGGCGTCGTTGGATGACGTAGGCTCGCAGGCGACTCTCAGCTGCAGCAAGAATGGGTTCGGACTCAGGTCCACTGGACAGCAGGTAGAGTTTGGCTTTGACCTGGTACCGGACAATTTCGGCACCTTGGACGGTTAAGCGATCGCCCACCGGCCGGCGATCTTCATCGCTGAGGTAGGTTTTGACGGTGGCGAGCAAGTCGTCCGGGGCGGTGCCGTCGCCGAGTAATGATTGAACGGTGACGACTGCCACTGCGGGGGATGGGCTTTCAGCTGTCGCGTCAGCCACCCGGCCATCAGCTGCCCGTGCGTGAAAGATGTAGCTGTTTCGTGGGCCGGCGGTGCTCAGACCCTCCCAGGCCATCTGTGCCCGCTCACGTAAACTGTCGTCGCTCTCCATCAACTTTGGAACAGGTGGCACCGCCGTTGGCCTGCCTTCCTGAATGACCAGACGCTTGACGTTATAGTTGGCGGCCAACTGCTCCAGGTCCGTGCCGCGTGCGGTGGCGAGCAGGTTGGCCAGAGACGCTTCGTTGACCCGCTGCCGCCAGACCGTTTCGCGGTAGGCGTTCTCTTGCAGCAGCTTGGTCAGCGGCTCAGATTCCATGCCGAGGCGGGTAGCTATTTCCGCTTGTTTATCGACCGGCCAGAGGCTGATCATGTAGGCCCGGCGTTCTGCCAATATCACTTCGAAGTCGATCTGCTCGACGATCTGCGGCGCCGGGAGCTGGCTGAGGTCGATGGGCGCGAAGCTGTTCATACGCTACCTCCCAGTTGCAGCGGTACGCTGAGACTCAGCGGCTGGTTGGTGTCGACCACACTGCCTTCCAGATCCAGCAAAGCTTGGCCCAGCAGGTTCGCGCCAGTGAATTGCACGCGGCTAAGGCTGATCCTTGGTTCCCAACGCATCAGCGCCATGACGGTGGCCGCGTACACGCGGAGCCGGGTTACGTCGTTGAAGGGATGGTCCACCAACTCGGGTAACAGGCTGCCGTATTCACGGCGCATCACGCGTGTGCCGATGCGAGTGCTTAGGATGTCGGCTACGCATTGGTTGATATGGGCGAGGTTGTCGATCGCGCCGCCAGTTTCTCGGTTCATGCTGGAACAGGCCCCCCAGATTGATCTCCGCCGGATTTAACGCCGGTGTGCGGGTGTTTGACCAAACTGACGCCGTCCGCAACCACGTCAATCGAGACGGAGACTTTGCCGGAGATCGTCTGGTTGCCTTTTTGGATGTAGTCGCCCTGGTGGGTGATATCACCGACGAGATTGATACCGCCCTTGCTGACCAGGTTGGTGGTGCCGCCGTCGGGCAGGATGGCGTTCAAGTGATGAGCGACACTGTCGTACTCGATCACCGCGCCGTCGGCATAGGTGCGGCGGTGCAGGCCCGGACGGTTGCCGTTGGCCGGGATGTGATCGCTGGGCAGCCCGGTGATCACGACGCCGTTGGCGAGCTGCCCAGACGGGCTGAACAGGATCACTTGCTCGTCGACGGTGGGCGGATCCCACTCACGGTCAGCTCCCGCGCGCAGGGTCAGCCAGGGCAGCCAGGCGGTGGTCAGTGCGCCGGTTTTAACCTGCACGCGCGGGGGCTCCATCTGTACTGCGGCGATGACGCCGAAGCGGATGAGGTTTTCCAGCATGCGGGAGAGGGCGGCGAATTCGTTCATGGCGCCGATGGTGGCGCCACGCGCGTGGTGGCGCAGCTCCTTTACCTTGTAGCGGGCTGGTTTACAGTTCAGTAGAGTACATACTTGGATCGCAGGTCATAAATTGCCGCCCTTTTTACCAACCTCAAGTCAAGGGAATGCTATGAAATACGTGCCGCCATCGGTAAAGGAAACAGCGTTTAATTGCCCGCACTGCGGAGCGCTTGCCAAACAGTTTTGGCATTCACTTTATTTATCTCCGCATAGTGATGAAAGCCCTTTGCCAGGTATTTATACTCAAGAGGATATAGATAATTTTTGTGCTGGTCAGGATGCTCGGTCGCCTGAGGTTAAAAGTACAGTAGATTGGCTGAACAAAATGATTCAGGGTTATCCTCTGATAGAGAAGCGCAGTGAAACAAAATACTTAAATAGTCAGCTTATGAATTGCAATATTAGTCGTTGCTATAACTGTGATCAAACTGCTATATGGGTATACAATAAGTTAATGTATCCGGTGGTCGGTGATGTCGTTGCGGCTAACGCAGATATGCCTGAAGATATCAAGCGTGATTATAATGAGGCTGGCTCTATATTGAATCAGTCTCCCAGAGGTGCCGCTGCTCTTTTGAGGCTAGCCATACAGAAACTCTGTAAAGAACTTGGGCAGCCTGGTGAAAATATCAATACTGATATTAAGGCGCTTGTTGCGGCAGGTTTAGATAAGCGTGTGCAGCAGTCGCTAGATGTGGTTCGAGTAATCGGAAATTACGCGGTGCATCCCGGGAAAATTGACATGCGTGATGATCGCGCAACCGCTGAGTCATTGTTTAGGCTTGTTAATTTAATTGTTGATAAAACAATTTCCGATCCTAAGCATGTTCAAGAAGTATACGACTCGTTGCCGAGTAATCTGCTTGAGGCGATCACTGATCGGGATGCTCCGAAATCAAAGTAGATTACTTGGTTAAGTAATTTAATAGCCCGTCGCGGATCAATTTAAGATCCGCTTCGTCGTAGCCCAGCAACTCCCGTTGATCGTAATGAACGTCGGGAGCCCCGCGTTCTGCCCGGTCTTTCAAACCGTATTGATGCACCCTTGCAATCCTGGCTATGCGACCGGTGAACCCCACGGTTACGGCGTTGCTGTCGCCACGAATCTTCAGATAGGACGCGGTCCGCAACTTCTTGAACATGTCCAGCCGCCGGCGAATACGGCCCTGCTTGCCGCGCAGGTCACGCTTTTTCCGGGGCGCATACTTGCTCCCGTCCGGGTTTTCTTGGGCCATGACCCGCTTTTGCTGGCTCCGGCGCAGTTCCTGCCCAATGCTCCGGGCCAGCTTGACGCGTTCACCTGGCTCCAGGCGCTCCAGCAGCACCGATGCCCAGGTCTCAAGCGCTTCAAGGTTATTCGCCATCAGGTACCCTCCACTCACCGATATTGCCGTGAACTCCGGGCTTCCAGTTCGGGTCGAGGAAACTTGCGACGTACTGCGGTTCGTGTGGGTGCTTCACGGTGGTATTCCCCTGATCATCGGTGCCGACGACCACCCGCTCTGTCAGTGGGAGTGTCACGCTCAGGTCGACCTTGTCCTTGTCCAGGATGTCGGCTTCGAACTGAATGCCGTTCTTCACGTTGTCGAGGTTTTCCAGCAGTTCGGATTGGTTGACGCTGAGCCAACCCAATATCGGGAGAAACACGCTATCAGGATGGCCGGCGAACGCGGTGAGGATGATCTGCAGATCAAAGCTGTATTCAAACGACAGGGTGTGAGCGGCGGTGCACCGTACCTTGCCGTTGTCGATGAAGATCAGCAGCCGATCGGGGTCGTGCTTGAATTCGGCGACGGTGGCCAGCAGGTGCGCGCGCAGACTTTCTGCTTTGTTCATGGTGTGGCCTGCTGGTGTTTGTAGACAATGTCGACCTGATTGGCGCAGTCGGCCCAAGCGGCCTCGGCGCGGTCTTGGTCGGTCAGCAGGTCACCGTTGCTGAGCGGGCCGGTCGCCGGCAGGTGGCACGGAACCACGGCCGGACAGCCAGTCACGATAAGCGGCGGCGCCGGTGATGGCGGGGCGGTCCCGCAGCCTGCGAGCAGCGTCAGGCAAAAGCTGAGCAGCCCAGTCACGTAGTTCGGCGTTTTCACGTTTCAGTTCCTCGACGGTTCGTTCGCGGTTTGCCAGGATCTGGCGCAGTTGATCCTTCTGAAGGCGGAGGGTGCTTTGCGCCTCGCGTTCCTGTTTGAGGGTTTCGGTGAGCGTATTGGCGGTGTTCAGGTTGCGGTCAGCGTCAGCGCGAGCCGTTTTGGCTGCAGCAGTGGCGCTCTCGGCTTTGCTTTTAGCGACGTCAATGCGTGTTTCCTGAGCCCATATCAGCAGCGCCAAGGCACCGAGCAGGGCGAGGCCGAATAGGATCTGGCGCACGGTGCTCATGCCCGGTACCAGCCGAGCTTGTTCATGGCCGCGGTGTCGAGCTGTTGGATGGGCCCACGTACGATTACGGCTCTGGCGTTGTTCATCAACTGGATGCACTCGGCCAGCTGCAGCATGTCGTCCTGCTCAGTCGATTCCGGCACCACCAGCAGATCGCCGTCCTGCACCTTCAGCTTCTTCACCGCTTTGAAGTCGATCATGCCGCCACCCCTTGCCCACACTCGCAGCCGGCATGCCGTTCGTACGCGCGCTGCAGCTTGGTGTCGTAGAGGTTGCGCAGGTAGTCCGGCCCGTTATAGAGCCGGGCAAACTCGGCCCATTTGCGGGCTTTCAGGGCCTTGTGCAGTACCGGGTCGGTTTCGATGAAGCGGGTGAAGGCGTCGAATTGCTGGGATTCGCCGGCACTCATTGCCGCGACGAATTCCTGCACGCTGGCGTAGCCGAGGCGTTGCCAGTGGAAGCCCATGATCTGGAATGCGCCCCAGGACGCAGACTCCAGTGCGGCCGTGTCATCAATCAAGCGGGCCATCGCCAGGCGCTGGTGCTCGGCGGTGCCGCCGATGTAGCCGCCGGCCTTCGGGTTGACCAGGGCCGGGTTGGTCGCTGCCAATTCATCGGCGTGGCGCTTGAGCTCCGCAGGGTCATCGCCTACGCGTTGAACTTTGGCGAGCTGGCGGAACATGATGTGCCGTTCGAACAGGATCACCGGCTTGCCGTTATCGAGGAAGCCTTTACCCTTGGACTCCACTTCGTTGACCGCGTAGATGCTGGCCAGCGGCACGTCGAGGCGCTGGGCAGCGACCACCAGATCGTTATTGCGCAGCAGCTGCGCGCAGTCACCACCCGCCAGACTGGCCTGGGTCTTGGCACCGGCAATGCCATCGGCTACCAGGCCGGCTTTCACCTGGTACGCACGCACGGCCGCTTCGGTAGCGTCACCGTAGTGGCCGTCCGGTACCAGCGTGGCACCATGCCTGTTGAGATTCTTCTGCAGGATAAGCACTGCCTGCGAGCGGTCGCCGTGGCGAAGGGTGGTGGTCATGCGCTGGGCCTCAATAGGGCGGCGACATTGCCGCGTGAACGGAAAATCAGGATGCAGAGCAGCACGATGGACGCGGCCTGCCCGAGGCTGGTGGGCTGTCGCTCCAGAAGAATTTCCAGACCGCAGATGCACAGGACAGCCCCAAACAGGCTTGCAAGCAGCGAGATGCTGCGCCGGTACCGCGCTTCGCCTCGGGTGTAGCAGGCCAGGCGCAGGGCGCTCAGCAGGTAGGCGATTGCCGCGATCAACTGCACGGCCAGTTCCATGTTCGGCATATCAGGTGCCCCCTCTGATGCGACGCCAGATGTCCCAGATATCCGCTTTTTCCACCCACATCATCAGTTTGATGCTGATCGGGATGACCACCAGGGCGCAGATAAAGGCGCTGCCACCGCTGGTGATGAACGGGATTGCTTGCAAAGCGATAGGCGCGAACAGGTAGCCCACCCCTGCGGACAGGAACAGTGAGCCCAGGCGCTGCCAGACCTTGAGGTCGCGCTTAAGACTGGTCACCAGCCAGGCACCGAGGATGGCGCCGAACAGCGCCCCGTCGTCGATAACAGGCGTAACGGTGGACAGGCCCAAGCCAATAAGAAGGCCAGTCACAACGCTGGAAGTCGGATCAGCCATGGTGTGGATTTCCTTGGTTGCAGAGGATCAGTCCCATAGGTTCACCATCTGCCGTTGGGGCGCGCTGGTTTTGGCTTCGGGCATGCTGACAGTGAGGCCTTGCGGCAGAATCGGGCCGTGATCGGCCAGGCCGGGGTTAGCCTCGAGCACGGCCTCTGTGACGCCTGCGGTGCGGCCGTAAAACCGCCAGCACAGGGCATCGACGGTTTCGTTTTGATTGGTGCGGATCTGCACAGGCATCAGATCAGCTCCACGGTGGTGCGGCTTTTGCCGAGAAAATCACGCACTGCCCACCGCAGGTCGCGGCGGTAGTCGTCGATGGTGGGTGCAACCTCTTCGGCCTTGTTGTTGCCGGTGTTGGTGGCGCTGTAGTCGCGAAAACGCTCACACACCTCGGCGCCGGTACCGGCCTCGATCGCGCGGCGGTAGAGGTGAGCCTTTACCGAGACGTCCTTGATCCGGTCGCCTGGTACGGCTTCCAACGTGGCATAGCCAGCTGCCTGTTGAGCTGCTCGCCAGTCACTCAGCTCGCGGTTGAGGTTGATAGCGGCGGAGATCACGGCGGTTTCCAGGCGGGCTTGGGTGACGCTGGAGTCGATGCGAAGGGTGGCGCGCACGGCATCCAGATCGATCGAAGGCCAAAATGGGTCAGTGTTGATGTGGCCGCCAGGTGCGGTGCCGCTGGCTACGAATGCGCTCATAGGGAAGGGCTCCGGCTTTCCGTGCGGGAAATCTCACGCCGGATGTGCTGCCTAGCGAATTCAGGGTGCTGCGTGCAGAGGTAGTCAAACGCCCGCATCGAGTTGCGATTCACAAGGCGCTGTTGGTGCGCGTTGGCCGGCATGATGGCGCCGCGTATGACGGGGCCCGTGCAGACGCTGCGGTCATACGCTTCTGTTTCTACGACGTACTGTTCAGCTGCTGCAGACATGCGCCGTTCGGATTCCGTAGGAGTGAAAGCACTCTGGTAGAGGTTGGCAAAGGCGGTGTTCATGACTGCACTCGAAAATAGATCGCCGGTGGTCGGGGCTTCACGGTCAGGAGGAGCGGCCTGGCCGATCCGCCCCGAGCCGGCGGGGTGCGTGGGGACGCTCAGTTAGCTGCTGGAGCAGCGTATTTTTTGAGGAGACGCTCGACGCGCTCCAGATCCTTTTTGCCACCGCAGTTGGTGTGCAATTCAATGGCACGGGCCAGGTGAGTTCTGGCTGCTTCCAACATCACCAGAGCAACCGTCTTGATTTCAGAGGTGTCATCGTCAGAGACCTTCTCGGCATAGGCTTTGCCCAGGGCCAAATGCAGCTTGGCTTTGGCCTGATCAGGCATGTCCTCACTGCCCGCGATTTCCTCGGTGCGTTGCAGTAGCAACAGATCGAACGTGCCGCCAGCCTTCTGCGTCTTCAGGGCAACTTCGGCAATTTCTTCGGCAACAATGGTGCCGGTGGTGCGTTCGAAGCGGTCAGGCATCAGCAATGAGTGCGCAATGACGTACTCGGCAATGTCCAGGGCGCCGGTAAAATCGCCGGCATCCATCCGCCAAACCATCAAGGTGGTCAGCACTTGGTCCTGCGCGCCTTTGCCCTCGGCGAGAACACCTTCCACGTACGGGACGTACTCAGGCAGCAGTTGCTTCTTCAGTTCCGCTTTGCCCTCGGTGGACTGCACCTGTTTCAAGCGCAAGTAGTCCTGCTGGAGCTTCGCCAGGTGCAGTTCGTAAACAGTGGAACCTTCCATGGTCATGGCTGGGCCGGCCACAGCAGCCGCTGCAACGGCTGCTGTGACGCGCTGGAAGTGACGACGGCAAGGGTTGGTCATGGTTGCTCGCCTTAGCTCAGGGTGATGTTTTCGGCCATGGCTGCGCAGCCAAGGTCTTCGATCACGTAGGCTTCATTGACTGACTCGTAATTTTCAATACGGTCGCGTTTGGCGTTATCCACCACCGTGCGGCGGCGGGTGCCTTCCTGCCAGTAGATCGACAGGTTGTCGAGGCGGGTAACCAGCAGGCCGTTCGGCGGGAAGTGAGGCACTCGCACCGCTGGCAGGTTGCCGATGCGCTTCTGGCTAGTGACGATATCGGCCGCGAGCATTTCGGTCGGCGCTTGGGTCTTGTTGATGATCGGGAAGTACTTGTCGGCCAGCAGCTGGCGCCCGCAGATCACCACCAGGTCAGTGTCTTCCTGGTACCAAGGTTCGATGAACTCGTTGACCATGCTGACGACCAGGGCGTCGATGTTTTCGAAGTCTTTGCCCGCGCCGATCTGGATCTTGCCGCTGCCATCGACCACTTCTTTCATAACGCGTGCAGGGTTCTCCAGGCGCATCTTTTGCAGCCATCCGACGTTAACGTCCTGCAGCAGCTTGTTGATGTCCGGTTTAGAGGTCGCCGCACGGCTGGTACCGTTCCAGCCAATCATGATCCGGTTGAGCGCCTGGGCCCGGATGATGGCGTCACGGATACGCGCCTGGAAGTCTTTGAACTTGGCCCATTGATCCAGCTTCTGGTAACGCAGGCCCGTATCGAAGTTGGTTTGGGTGCAGGTGTAACTACGGTTGTCGAGGCCGGTAGGGTCGCGTGGCTCGCGGTCTTGCTGGGTGGTATCGGTGGTGCCGGCAATAGTACCGTCGATACCGATGCCGATTTTTTCGCCCGACTGCTCAGCCACGCCGTAGACGTTGATCGAGCTGAGAAACGCGCTCGACTCCTGCATCCGGGTTTCCAACGTCTGTGCAACGGATGGAGCGGCTGTGAATTTGGTGGTGACGTCGCTCACGCCGTGTAATTGGGCGAGTTGTTGCAGGTAAGCGTTGAAAAGAACGCGAGTATCGTTACGCATGGTGTTCTCCGATGTTCCTTGGCTGGGTGTTGTCCGTGATCTGGATTAGCAGTCGGTGACGAGTGCGCCGTCACCGCCCGTAGCCGGCGGGCGAACGGAGTACTGCGGTTTCTGGCCGGTGGTGTCCGGGGTTTTTTCGAGTTGTTGAACCAACGCAGTGAAGTCGGCAGACAGCTTTTCGTGAGCGGTCTGCAGCTTTTCGCGTGCAGTTTTTTCGGCGGTAAAGGCCTCACCCTGACCGGCGACGTGCTCGGCCATGGCTTCAACAGCCTCGCCGAGTTCAGTGAAAAGAGCGGCGTCCTTGCCTTCCTTGTCCTTGCTCTTGCCGAGGAGGTCGAGAACGCGGCTGAACAGGCCTGCGACCTTGCCGCTTTCGTCCTCAACTTCTTCGAATTCAAGTTCGATCTCGATGGCCTCGGAAAAGAGGTTGGCGGGATCGCGTTTACGGTTGGCTAGCGGGTTCATATCCGGGTGCTGGGCACTGAACGTCAGCATCTCGGTGCCGAGGCTGGCGGGCGTGTCAGTGACCGCGATGCCGTCCAGATAGGCGCGCCCGGTGTCGGCGAACTTCGGCCGGATCTCGATGCTGGTGAACATTTTTTGCCGTGCTTTGTTCATCGCTACCAGGTCGGCGGTCGGCTCGATTTGGGCGAACAAGGCCAGTTTTTTTGCGCCGGCAATTTCAACTTCTTCAGTCTTCAGCGCCACCACGTCACCGTAGGCGCGGAAAGGGCTATCGGGCATTAGGCTGCGCATGTGCTCAATCCAGACCCGTGCGCCGTACGTGTTTTGGCTATAGGTTTCGGCAGCGTCGACCAGCCATTGGCGTTCGATCTGGCGACCATCGGTAGTGGCACCTTCAACGGCGACACGGAAAAACTTGGAACGTTGTTTCTTGGCTGGGTTGTCGGTTTTGCCGGCCATGCGTGGATCCCTCAGTGCGGTGGCAGTCTGCCTTGGCGATGAGCGCATGTTGTTGAGCGCGGGCGCGACGGGCAACGAGGCGCTCTTGTAGAGCGGGCGCTTACAAGGGGCGGCGCGGGAACTGTTCGCGCGCGGGCGGCAGCATCTGCGCCATGAATGCCATCGTCGAACTACCTACCGATCACCGCCGCCACGCCAAGCACCTGTATTGGCAGGGCTATCGTGTGTGCGAGATCGCTGAGCTGATCGGGGAGAAAGAGAAAACGCTCCACAGCTGGAAGGCCCGCGACGAATGGGACCGCGCGACACCGCTGGAGCGAATCCAGGCGGCGACCGAAGCCCGCCTGGTGCAGTTGATCCTGAAAGACCCCAAGTCAGGGTCCGACTACAAGGAAATTGACCTGTTGCACCGGCAGCTGGAGCGGCAAGCTCGCATCCAGCGGTTCAACGAGGGCGGCACCGAAACCGAGCTAAATCCCAACCTTTCCAAGCGCAATGAGGGGCCGAAGAAGGCGCCCAAACGCAACGTGTTCGAAGAAGAACACATTGAAAAGCTGACTGAGGCGTTCATTGACGGGTGCTTTGGCTATCAGCTGGATTGGTACAAGGCGGGCAGTCAGCGGACCCGTGCGATTCTCAAGTCACGACAGATCGGCGCGACCTACTATTTCGCCCGTGAGGCGTTGATTGACGCGCTGACAACAGGCCGTAACCAAATCTTCCTGTCGGCCTCGAAAAACCAGGCACATATCTTTAAAGCGTACATCCAGGCCTTCGCCCGTGAGGTGGTTGGCGTCGAGCTCACGGGAGACCCAATTATACTGGGCAATGGTGCTGAGTTGCACTTCCTCGGCACCAACGCTCGCACTGCCCAGGGCTATCACGGCAATTTCTACTTCGACGAATTCTTCTGGACTTTCAAATTCAAGGAACTGAACAAGGTCGCCAGCGGCATGGCGATGCAGAAGCAATACCGCCGAACCTACTTTTCGACGCCATCCAGCATGGCGCACGAGGCCTACACGTTCTGGACCGGCGAGCGGTTCAACAAGGGCAAGCCTGCGGCGCAACGGGTCAAAATCGACGTCTCTCACGATGCTTTGCAACAGGGCCGGCTTTGCGAGGACCGGGTTTGGCGGCAGATCGTCACCATTCTCGATGCTGAAGACCGTGGCTGCGACCTGTTCGACCTGGACGAGTTGCGCCAAGAATACGATGCCGAGGCTTTCCAGAACTTGCTGATGTGCCAGTTCATCGACGACGGGGCCAGCATTTTCCCGCTTGCGATGCTGCAGCCGTGCATGGTGGACAGCTGGGATCTATGGGCCGAGGACTACAAACCTTTTGCCGCGCGTCCGTTTGGGGATCGTCAGGTTTGGGTTGGCTACGACCCGGCCGAAAGCGGCGACAGCGCCGCTTTGGTGGTAATTGCTCCACCGACTGTTGCCGGCGGCAAATTCCGCGTGCTGGAGAGACACCAATTCCGGGGGATGGACTTCGCCGCCCAGGCGGAATCGATCCGCCAGGTCACCAGACGCTACTGGGTGACTTACATCGGTATTGACATCACGGGTATGGGGTCCGGCGTTGCGCAGCTGGTGAAACAGTTCTTCCCGAACATCACCACGTTCAGTTACTCGCCCGAGGTCAAAACGCGCCTGGTGCTGAAGGCCTACGACGTAATCAAGAACGGTCGTTTGGAGTTCGATGCCGGTTGGACAGACATGGCCCAATCGTTGATGGCTATCCGCAAAACAGTCACCGCCTCCGGGCGTCAGTTCACTTATACGGCGGGTCGCACCGACGAGACAGGCCACGCCGACTTGGCGTGGGCGACCTTCCACGCCCTGCACAACGAGCCTCTTGAGGGGCAGACCACGGCGAATACCGGATTTATGGAGTCCTATTGATGAGCAAGCGTAAGCGCGGAACCCAACTGAACGTCGCTCCCCCTCCGATCGAGGGTGACTTGTTGCCACCTGAGTCCGGGCCTGTTGAGGCCTTCACCTTTGGTGATCCCGCACCAGTGCTGGACAGCCGCGAGATCCTTGACTACCTGGAATGCTGGGCCAATGGGCGTTGGTTCGAAACGCCCATGTCTATGGATGGCCTGGCGAAAACAACGCGCGCTAGCGTGTACCTGCAGTCCGGACTCAACTTCAAGCGCAACATGCTGGCCCGCACGTTCGTCCCCCACCGGCTGTTGAACCGCCAGGCCTTCGAGCAGTTCGCCCTCGATTGGCTCTGGTGCGGCAACTGCTACCTGGAAAAGCGCAACAACATGCTGCGCAACACGATGGGTTTGCTGCCACCCCTGGCGAAGTACATACGCCGAGGCGTGGACATGGAGACCTATTACCAAGTGCGGGGCTGGAAGGACGAACACGAGTTTGCGCCAGGCTCGATCTGCCACCTGCGCGAAGCTGACATCAACCAGGAAATATACGGGTTGCCCGAGTGGCTGGCAGCCCTGCAGAGCGCGTTGCTCAACGAGAGCGCCACCCTGTTTCGCCGCAAGTACTACAACAACGGCAGCCATGCCGGTTTCATTCTGTACATGACTGACGCGGCGCAGAAGGAAGAAGACATCGACTCACTGCGCACCGCGCTGAAGAATTCGAAAGGGCCGGGCAACTTCCGCAACCTGTTCGTCTACGCGCCGGCCGGGAAGAAGGATGGCATTCAGCTTATCCCGGTCAGTGAGGTAGCTGCCAAAGACGAATTCAGCTCAATCAAGAACATCAGCCGCGACGATCTGCTCGCGGCATTGCGCATTCCGCCGCAGTTGATGGGCATCGTGCCGCAGAACGCGGGCGGATTCGGGTCGTTGCGGGAGGCCGCTGAGGTTTGGGCTGTGAACGAACTTGAGCCACTTCAGGCTCGGCTGGCCCAGGTCAATGAATGGCTTGGTGAAGAAGTCGTCAGCTTCAAAGAATTTGAGCTTCCGACGGGGGGGAAGTAGTACCCCCGCGCAGCAAACGAGGCGACGAGCTGGTGCGCTAACACCCGCTCGACGCTGAATCACTCGAACACGCCGAGTGCTCCAACCAAGGCCTCGCCCCACTGCGCAGGGGGTGCGAAGCCTAAGCGAATCCAATTTCCAAAACAAGGATCACTTATGAGCACACCAATAATCCCCTGGATGGGCGGCAAGCGCCGCCTGGCAGATCGCTTAATCCCGCTTTTCCCACCCCACGAATGCTATGTCGAGGTGTTTGCCGGCGGCGCCGCGCTTTACTTCATGCGGCCCCAGGCCGCTCCGGTCGAAGTTCTCAACGACATCAACGGCGACCTGGTGACTCTGTATCGAGTGGTTCAGAACCACCTGGAAGAGTTCGTGCGACAGTTCAAGTGGGCGCTCAGCTCACGTCAGGTGTTCGAATGGCAGAAGATGACCAGGCCGGAAACGCTGACCGATATCCAGAGAGCGGCACGATTCTTCTACCTGCAGCACCACGCTTTTGCCGGGAAGGTCAGCGGACAGACATTCGGGACTGCTACCACGGGGCCGGCAATCAACCTGCTACGAATCGAGGAGAACCTGTCAGCCGCCTGGCAGCGCCTGTCCGGCACGTACGTCGAGAATTTGGGGTGGCTTGAATGTGCCGAGCGCTACGACCGGCCGCATACCTTCCACTACATGGATCCGCCGTACTGGCAAACTGCAGGTTATGGCGTGGACTTCCCCTTTGAAAACTATGAACGGATGGCCGAGTTTATGCGGCGTTGCAAGGGCAAGGTGATGGTGAGTATCAATGACCACCCTGATATCCGACGTGTGTTTGAGGGGTTTCACTTCGAAACGGTGGACATTCGATACAGCACGACGAATCAACGACAGGCGAAAGCCGAAGTCAGCGGCGAATTGGTGATCATGAACTGGGAGCCGAACGCTTTTGGCGGACTTTTTTAACGCCGGTTTGCCTTGATACCGCACTATCTGCTCGGCACGCTCGTTGAGCGTTGCCGGGTTCAACCAGTCATTGGGCAGGTGCTGCACCAGCTGGCTGATTGACCTCTTTGGCGACAAAGCCACTGCCCGCGCATGTTGGGCAATCCTCCCTCCGCTCAAAGCGATCAAGACAGGCACTGCACTTAGTGAATCTGGCGGATACCAGCAGCGGCCGGGCCTTCTGGTAGCTTTCAAAGTCGTGTTCTTCCAACGCCACCTGTGCGCAATCCACTAGGGCCCGATAGGTGTCAGCATCGCTAACGACCGGGTAGACCCTGCCGTTGATGACTTGGGCGGTCTGCACCAGGTCGTAAAGCTCGCCGGAGGCCGCTGTAAGCAGCAGCCCCTTTATAGGCCATGGCTCATTGTTATGACGGAACAACAGGTGCAGGTCATGTTTGTTGCCATACACCTTCCCATCAAATCCCCCCGCGCTTGGGGACGTGGCTGAATAGTAAGTGTTGGCCATTATCCGTCCAATGCACACCGAGCGCTCTCTGCTAACGACGTCGTAGTGGCCGCCAAAAAAGTACCCCTCAGCGAGGGCGGCCAGTTCTTCGACGGCATGCCAATACGCCGCATCAGCCTGTTCGTCCATTTCGAACTTTTCCATTTGATCAATCACGCCCGCCTCCAGCATGTCCCGGGTTTCCCAGCGGCACACCGTTCTATGGGCCTCCGGGTTATCGATCCGGTAAACATCGTCGTCGAGGATTCGACGCCACTTGGCGAGCCAAGCCGTCTTGAGTTGAGAAGGGGTCATACGGTTGACTGCTTATATTTAACTGTATGCGCATACAGTAATCGAGGATTGACCATCACGCGATTTGAGGCGACGAACTGTAGGCGAGGGGGAGGCCTGTGGAGCTGGAAACTAAGCGGGGAGGCGATGAACTTTCGCGCTTCAAGGCGACGAAAAAACCCATTCCAACATAGCATTTTCATGCTTGCCAAGCAATGGAAAACGAGGGCTTCGCCCAGCAAATGCTGGGTTTCGACGGCTGGCTCAAGACTGGCCGGCCTGCCGCTTGCGGTTGTCGCATGCCGCACGTTGGGGGAGTTGGCGTGCCACATCAGGGGCGGGCCAACGACGTGCCACAAATCGGGGCAGTGGCGTGCTACAGGCGGTCGGGCAGGGCTGTCTTCACCCGGCGCGCGCCGTCGTCCCCCCACCACGCCTGCGGGCTAAATGGGGCGTTTTTTCTGCGGCCCTGCGGCCCACTCGCGGCGGCTTCAGCTGGGCGCTTGCTTGGCGTTTTGGAGAGGTCAGAAACCTGCAGAACCCTGCGAAGGTGGATGTTTTTCGCAACGCTCATACTGCGCCAGATCCCAAATATCATAGAATCAGTAGTCAAAATTATCGGAGAAAGGGAAAAGAGAGCGGATAAACGTCTAGGTACGCTCAAGATATCGTGGCTTAACCCGATTTAATCGTAACGAAGGCCCTATGCGGGTATAGATTGGGCGACGGAATAAAAGGGTATAGAGCTTAAATAGCCTAGTATAGAGTAAATGTTTTGATCATCATTAACTGAAAAATATATGCAAAAGGAGATGTTATGGATATTGACGCATTTTTTAATTGGTTTGAAGTTCAATGGGCTCTAATGTCACAAGCGCCATGGGTGTTTATAAGATTTTCAGTAATTTTTTTCGTCCTCGGATATATTTTTGCCAAATGGAGATACGGTGGAGTCATTGATGGATTAAGAAGCGGCATAGAATCGCTCACCCAACGGGTTCAGCTTAGAGCAGAAGAAGCTGAAGTCAATAGAGCCGATGCCGCAAAATGGCGCGAGAAAGTCAGTGAGGTAGTCAACGCAGATAGCGCCGCTCTGAGAGAGAAGACGCTTCAATTCGTTGAGCGGCTTAGAAGTTTCGTAGATAGATACATGCAGCGCGGGTATTTGCTGAAAAGTTCGGAGTGGGATCCGGCTATATACGCAGAGACGGATGAGGAAAAACAGCGACTTTTGTCCCGCTATCATCACAATCTTCAGTTGCAGAATTCAGAGGAACGTAGTGAATATCAACGACATTTCCGGTCTGAATCACAGATACTCCGTGGTGAACTGCTAAGTAGGCTAAAAGACTATAAAACGGATGAAAATATGGATGCGAGGTATGACGATCCTGTTACTAGCTATGGATACTATGACGTAGCTTCGGATTTAGAAAAAATGGCAAAATCCCTGAGGTAA